CGAATGGTGCGTTAGCCGGTCTAGTAGTAATTACTGCTGATCCATTGACACCATCACCTGAGTTTGCTATTCTGTATGGTGCATTAGGTGGTTTATTAGTTCCTCTCTCAATGAGTTTCTTTGAGAAGAAAGGTATTGATGATCCAGTAGGCGCAATCAGTGTACACGGTGTTGCAGGTATTCTAGGTCTATTACTAGTTCCTGTACTGAACGCAGATGCTACATTTACCGCACAAGCAATCGGTATTGGAGCAATCTTCGGATTCATCTTTGTATCTTCATATGTTATTTGGTATTTGCTAGACAAGACTGTCGGCATTCGAGTAACTGAGCAAGAAGAAGTAGGTGGTTCTGATATGTGGGAAGCAGGTTCAAGTGCTTACCCAGAGTTCATGAAGTAGAAAGACCAAAGTTCCACACTCGAAAGGGTGTGGAACTCTTTTAAGAGGATAGAGATATGGGTACTAAATTAGCAGGAATCATGGCAGTAGTGACATTCATTGTTTGTGGATTGTTCTATTGGTATTACAACGATACCCAAGAACGAATGGCAATCCTGAATGAAAACAATGCCAAACTAGAAACAGCAGTCGCAACAAGCGAAGCCGCTGTCGAGTCTCTTCAACGAGATTATCAAAGAGCGAGTGAAGAACTAAACGAAGTGAATCAAAAGTTCGCTGACATTCGCAAACAGAATAAGACTCTATCCAATAAGTTGGGTAGACATGATCTAGGCAATCTAGCAGAGAACAAGCCTGGATTGGTAGAGAAAGTTGTCACTAAAGCAAGTGCCAAAGCGAATCGATGCTTTGAGTTACTTTCTGGTGCTGAACTAACTGAGCAAGAAAAGGGGGCGAAAAATGGTAAAGCGTTCAATAGCGAATGTCCTTGGCTGTTTGATTATCTTATCAGCAATTAGTGGTTGTAGTAGTTTACCGAAAGAGATTTTTGTATCTGCTGAACCTATTGAGAAACCAAAACTCATACTTCCGAAGTCAGATGAACTTGATCTTAAAGATGTCGAGTGGGTTATTCTAGTCAAAGAGAACTGGGAAGAGCAATGGGCAAAACTCGAAAAGAGTGGAGAAGCACTTGCATTCTTTGCCACAACTGATTCTGGATACGAGAGTCTTGGATTGAACTACTCTGATCTAAGAGCATTCATTCAACAACAAGATGCAATCATAGCGGCCTATAGAAGTTACTACCTAGAGGCAGAAGAAGAATTTAACGAAGCGAATGGTATAAAAGATGAGTAAAAAATATGCAGTTGTGACAACAACCCAAACCTTTGTCCATAGATATGTGATTGCTGAAGATAGACTTCAGGAATTGAATACAGATTCTCCTGTAGAACTTGGTTGGGCAGATGATTGTGTAACTTGTGAACAAATAGATCCACTATCACAAAGATTTGTGAGTGAGAATATCTTAGAAACTAAGTGGGCAAACGAAGAAGAAGTTCTGAACTATTTTTCACAGTTTCCAGAATTAGAATATTTGGCAGATTTATCTGAAGATCAAAAATTAACTTATCTTAACTACGGCTTAATACTTGACAGGAACAAATAGTCCTGATATACTACTCGAAATCTGGAGAAATGTATGATAACTATTTTCGGATCTGATAATTGTTTTCACTGCCTGAAGAGTAAGCAACTATGTGAAGCAATGCAAATAGAACATGAGTTTGTTGATGTGTATAAAGATTCTGCTACCTTTCAGAGATTTAAAGAATTGTTTCCTGATGCAGAAGGTATACCTCAAATTATGTGGAAAGGCAAGCCTGTAGGTGGATATATTGCCCTAACTCGTGAGATTGATAATTATATAACTACTGTTAATGATGAAGGAGAAAGTGATGACTAAAAATGATTTACGAGAAATGCTTAGTAATGACGAAGTGGATGTTGTATTCACTAAAGTTGACGGCTCGCAAAGAACAATGAGAGCGACCTTAGACAATGATAGAATTCCACAAAGTTTAGCACCCCACGAAGAAAAGAAAGCAACCAAGCAAGCTGATCGAGCCCTTGCTGTGTGGGATGTGCATAATAACGGATGGAGATCATTTCGTTGGGATAGTGTTTCAGAGGTAAACGGTACTAAAACACAGATTGTCTAGGAGCAGATAATGCCTAAGTCCAAAAAAAGAGCAATACCAAGAAGAGGTAATGCCGCAAAGTTAGCCGAAGAGAGTAATATCGGTAGAGAAACGATTGACTGGTCAGCAGTAAAACCTGAAGACTATAGAAAGTGTATTCTTGAAACATTGCGACATTATGGATACTTCTATGAGAAAAAGTCGTATGTATCTTGGACTCAAGAGTGGATTAAAACTAATCAACCAAACGACTTAAAGGCATATAAGGCTTGTGAAGATTGGAGAACCTCACCCACTCTTGCATCTCTTATGAAGATGGAACTGATGGGTGCGGAACTCGATCAAGCGGCTAAAGACTTTATGAAAGATAGTCTTGATGAGATTATAATTAAAGGTCAATACAATCTTAATAATAAAGTTGAAGATGCTGAAGAAGACAAACCCGAAGTTAAAAGAAAGAATCCTTCTGAGTTGTTGAAAGAGAAGACTTTGAACATCATGGGAGAAATAGAAGGATTTGTCGATGAACATCTAGACGGTACCTTAGATAAGAAGTTTTCTTTATATACCCATCTAAAAACAATTGATGCGGCAGCCCAAACTGCTCGTGATATTGTCAAATATTATAAAGAGGTTGAAGCGGAGTTGACTGAACTGATTGTCGATAAGACAGCAGATTTAGTTGAAGCCTATAATCATTTGTCTGTAAAAGAGCAAAAGTCTTTACTCAAACTAGTTTCTACATTTATAAGCGATGGCGAGAAGTATGTGTTGAGTAAAAAAGCAAACCGCAAACCTCGTGTGAAGAAAGCAACACCTGCAACGAAACAAGTTGCAAAGGTGATATACCAAAAAGAATGTGCAGACTTTAAGATATCAAGCACAAGTCCTGCTTACATTGTTGGTGCTACAGAGGTTTATCTATTCAATACCAAAACGAGAGTAATGAAGTATCTCGTAACTGATAATAGTAATGGATTTACTGTGAGTGGAACTACAGTTAAGAACTATGATGCTGAGTTATCATTCAAGAAGAAGTTACGCAAGCCTGAAGAAATGATTGATGCAATTAACAAGAGTACTAAGTTAAGAGCATTAAAGGCTTTGAAAGCATTGAAGACTAAAGATAGTTCCACGGATGGAAGAATCAATGCTGATACTGTTATTCTTAAGGTTAACAAGTGAAAGATAATATAATAGATTTCACTAAGGCCTTTGAGAAAAGAAAAAGGCGAGAAAAGGAAATTGATGAACTTATAGCACAAAGCGACAAGGAAGTTGCTGATTTGTTTGGAATGGTAAATGCAAGAGAGACCGTATGGGCTTTAAGAGGCATGGGTATCGATGTAGAGAAGGATCCTAGAGCGATGCTTGACATACTGACTATCATTGAGGCATCAAAGGCTCTTGTTTTTCGATCTATAGGTGAAGAGTATGCATTTCAAAAGTTCTCAGACACAGTGTTCGAGTCGGTAGAAGAAGAAGCTGGTGTAAGCATACAAGAAATGTTAGATAAGTTTATACTAGAGACGGAAGACTATTTTGAAGGAATTGATGAATAAACTTGACAAAACAATTAACTTATGCTATAGTAGTAAACACTATAAATTAAGTTAGGAGATATAAAATGATATTGGTTGATCTAAACCAAGTCATGATTGCGAATATGATGATGCAGATTGGTAATCATCAGAACGCACAGATTGACGAGGGTATGCTAAGGCATATGATTTTGAATACGCTAAGAGCAAATCGTAAGAAGTTTAGTGATGAGTTTGGTGAACTTGTGATCTGTTGTGATGACAAGAACTACTGGCGTAGACAAGTGTATCCTTACTATAAAGCGAATCGTAAGAAAGCAAGAGATAGTTCTGAGATGGATTGGAATGCTATCTTTACCGCACTTAACAACATTCGTGAAGAACTTAAAGAGTTCTTTCCATATAAAGTTATTCAGATAGAAACCTGTGAAGCCGATGATATCATTGGTACAATTGTGCATGAAGAAGGCACTGAACTAAATGCAGGCGAACCCATTCTTGTACTTTCCGGTGACAAAGACTACATACAACTTCATAAGTATGCAAATGTGAAGCAGTATGATCCAACTAGAAAGCGTTGGATATCTAATGCTAATCCAGAAAAGTATCTTGCTGAACACATTTTGAAAGGTGACTCTGGTGACGGCATTCCAAATGTCTTATCCGAAGACAATGCTTTGGTTATGGGTACAAGACAACGCCCGATAACACAGAAGCGTATGGCTGGGTGGTCTGATATAAATAATATGGATGGTGAAGTAAAGCGTAACTATATGCGAAATAGGGCTTTGATTGATCTGAATGAAGTGCCTAAGGGTATGCAAGATCAAATACTTTCTATTTGGCATGAAGACAACAAGAAAGATCGTAGTCAGTTACTGAACTACTTTATCAAAAATAAACTGAGAAATTTAATGGAATGTATAACGGAGTTTTGATATGTCTACAAACATGACTAGATCATTGGCAGAGATTGTTAATTCTGCCCGAGAGGCTGAAACAGTTGAAGAGAAAGTGGCAATTTTAAAGAGAAATGAGAGTCAGCAGTTAAAAGATTTGCTTGCGCTAATGTGTGATGCAAGATGGACTTTTGATTTGCCTAAATCTGCACCACCATACAACGAATCTGTGATCAATGAGTCACATGGTTTACTGTATCGTGAAATGAGAAAAATGCCATATTTTGTCGAGCAAAGGGCTGAGTGTAAAGGCTTGCCTAAACTAAGAAAGGAAGCATTATTCATTCAGATCCTAGAAGCTATAGACAAAGACGATGCGAAGTTAGTTTTGAGAATGATTTCTAAAGAGCCGTATCCAGATCTTTCTCCAGAAGTAATTAATCAAGCATTTCCTGGTGGAATAGCTGAGCCTATCGCAGTTAAGCGTGGTAGAGGTCGACCTAAGAAATCAGAAGCACCGGTATCATAACAAGGTAAGGTAACATGGGTAAAAACAAAAGTAAAAAATTTCGTGAGTGGATTGACGAGGACTTTGAAGTTAAAAAGGACTCGAAGCGATATGATAAGCGCAAAGCAAAAATCCAAGAGGCGAGAAGAAATAAGCGAAAAAATAGAGATTCCTTCTAAGGATTACTTGACTTTATCTAGACAATTGTGTTATAATACTCTGTATTTTGATGATAAGGAAGTAAATTGAATAACAAAATAATATTAGTTGATTGTGATGGTGTTCTTCTTGATTGGGAACATAGCTTCAAACTCTGGATGAAAGAGAAGGGTTATGAAGTCAAGAACGATGTTGAGTATTCTATGGCAAAGACATACGATATGCCTAAGCCAGAAATGAAGACTCTGATTCGACACTTTAACGAAAGCGCAAATATGTGCTGTTTACCACCGCTTCGTGACTCTATGAAGTATGTTCGTAAGATTCATGAAGAGTTGGGTTATGTTTTCCATTGTATCACTAGTATGACTCTTAACAAACACGCCAACAAGTTGAGAGAACAAAACTTGAGCAGTCTGTTCGGTGAAACAGCGTTTGAGAAAGTTCAATGTCTTGACACTGGTGCTGACAAAGACGATGCACTTCTTCCTTATCTTGA